GGTTGAGAATTAGTAAGACTGATGGTAGTTATGATTTAAAGAGGTTTACTAAACAAGTATTGGATTATGACTATGATGTAAGAATTACTGCTGGTAGTACAATGCCTGTTAATCGTGGTGCTATGCTAGACTTAATGATAAGACTTGCACAAACACAAATGCCAGATGGTCAGATGTTAGTAGATAGAGAAGCTGTTGTTCAATACCTTCCAGAAGAAATCAAATCAAGTTTAATGGAGCGTATGTCGGATAACCAAAGTAGTCTTACTCAAATTACACAATCCATTGAAGAAATGGGACAAGCATTACAAGAAATGCAACAAGGTTTACAACAAATTTCAGAAGAAGGTAACGCAGCTGATGAAGAGCAGTTTAAGATTATTGAAGAGTTGACTGGAGCAGTTGAAGAAATTAATGGTAAGATTTTGCAATTGCAAGAAGAATATGATATTATGGTTGAAGAAGAAGAGAAGAAAAAAGTCGATACTAAAATGCAGGATGACTTCTTCAATAAAGGTTATATGGAAGCTGAAAAAGCTTATGCTCCAACTTCTGATATGGCAGAGCAAACAGATACTGGTATGCCAGACGAAATGCTTGGTGGTATAGAAAGTATGAGTGATGATGAATTAGCAGTGTTAATGGAAAGTAATCCAGATATTATGGATATGCTTAAATAGATAGAACAACCCGAAAGGGATTCTAAGGAGGAAATGACAAATGAATATTGATGAGTACAGAGCAATGAAGGAACAACAATCTCAACCTAAAGTTGAAGAAGTTGTTGAGCCAACCGTAGAGGAAACTAAACCAGTTGAGGTAGAGGAAACTAAACCAGTTGAGGTAGAGGAAACTAAAGTAGAAGAGCCTAAACCAACAACAGTAGTCATTGATGGTGTAGAATTAGATATTGAAGAACTGAAGAATGGTTATCTTAGACAATCAGACTATACTAAAAAAACACAAGATGTAGCTAGGCAAAAAAAGGAATCTGAAGAAGCAATTAATTTTTATGAATATCTTAAAGCTAATCCAGATGTTGTAAAAGATTTACAAAAAGAAACTGACGTTCCTACTCAACTTGATCCTACTCAATCTAAAGTTATTGAGTTAGAGAATAAGATGTATGACATGATGTTACAAAAAGAGATTGAAACTCTTCAAGGTAAATATGATGATTTTGAAATTAGAGAAGTCCTTGATGTTGCCAAAGAGAAAAAGATTGTTGATTTAGAAGATGCTTACTTGTTACTAAAAAGCAAGAAATCACCTTCGCAAAGTATAGAGGAAATGAAAAAACAAATACGTACAGAATTGTTAGAAGAGATGAAGAAAGAAGGAGAATCCACTAAGTCTATAATTAACGATACTGCATCCAACCCTGTTGAATCAAAAGATGCACCAACTTTATCTCCGCAAGAAGTTAAAGTTGCTAAGGGTATGGGAATGAGTGTTGAAGACTATGTTAAGTGGAGGGAAATAAAATAAAACTATGAGGTGAAAGATTATGACTAATAAAATATGGTTAGGATTACAGAGATTTGCTGTTCCAGTACAACCTGTAGCTGGTAATACATTCAATTATACTGTTGCTGATATGGAAGATGGAGTTAATTTTGGTAAGTTACTTGAGCCAGGATTAAGAAAGATATTTTTTGAAACATATGATGAACTACCAGAGCAATTCCCTAAGATTTATAATATGAACACATCTACAAAAGCACAAGAGCATGATTGGGGAATGGGAGCATTTGGTGATTGGGAGTTAAGAACTGGTCAATTTGATGAAGTTGCATACACTAAGTTATCTCCTGGTTTAGACAGAACATATACTCATTCAGCATTTACTCAAGGATTTATGGTTACAAGAGAAATGTATGATGATGAGCAATATAGACAAATGGAAAAACTACCTAAAGCTATGGCTAGAAGTGGTAGAGCAAAAGTTGAGAAGGATGCACTTTCATTGTTAAACAATACTTTTGTTGAAACTGTACCTGGTACTCCAGATAACACAATTTATGATGGTGGAGCATTGTTTAGTGCTGCACATCCATTACTTGATTCTGCGTCTGTAGGTACTAACTTAGCAACTGGAGTTCTTAATGATGTTAATCTTAAATTGGCAATTGCAATGATGAAAGAAACATTAGATGAAGCTGGTAACTTGATTCAAATGAAAGCTAATAAATTGATTATACCTCCAGCATTAGAAGATACTGCAATTAGACTGTTAAAGTCTACACAAATTGCTGGTGGAGAATTAAATGATACTAACACATTCCTTAACTCTTATGGTATTGAAGTTGTAGTTCTTGATTATTTAAGTGCTGCTGCTGGTGGTAGTGATACTGCTTGGTTCTTACAAGATGGTTCAACTCATGAACTTAATTTCTTCTGGAGAACTAAACCAGAGTTTAAGTGGGCAGAAGAGTTTGATAACTTTGTTGCTAAGTATAGAGGTTACATGAGATATAGTTTTGGAGTTTCAGATTGGAGAGGTATGGTAGGTAGTAAAGGTATAGCATAGACAAACACTAATTAAGGGTGGGGTGGAAACCCTTCCCTTCTTTTTATATAAGGAGGAAAAGTATGAATATATTAGAACAACCTTTAAATGCTGAAGAAAGATACTTGCATAGTATAGCAATAAGGTTAGATATGATAATTGAATTGTTAACACCAGATGAAGAAGATGATACTGATGTTGAAGATACACAAAAAATTATAACTGAAGAAATAGAAGAAGTAGAAATAGAAGAATTTGATTATACTGGTTGGACAATTGCACAAATCAAAGAGGAATTAGATTCTAGAGATGTAGAATATAAAGATAGAGCCTTAAAGGCAGACTTATTAGAACTTCTTGAATAGAGGTGAATAGATGAAACGTTTAGAAATTATAAGAAGAGTAAGAAGTCTTACAAGAGATTTTTCTAATAGTATATTTAGAGAGCAAGACATAATAGATTTCATAAATGAAGGTATCAATAGATTTAAACAGGTAATTCCAGAGTTTAAAGGATTGATACCTTTGTTAGTTCAAGAACAAGAACCTACACTTATTCCTCAAGAGTATAGACATTTACTTGCTGTGTATTCTACTAGTAGATGTTTTGGTCAAGATGAGCGTCATTTTCAAGCAACTACATTTATGAATGAATTTGAGATAAAATTAGAAGAGTTAAAAATAGCTATTGAGAATGGTGATATAATAATAATTGATCCTTTAACTGGTCTTCCAGTTGATACTGGTAATGATGGTAGTATAGATTATGTTAATCTTAAAGAGTATTGGTTAATTGGTGTTAATGATGAGGAGGTGCTGTAAAATATGGCTTACGTGCAAAAATCAGTACCACCTCCAAATAACATATTAAATTTTTCCTTAAAAGATTTTTCTGGTGGGATGAATAATCGTTCAGATCAGATTAATGATAATGAAGGTGCTCAAGTAATAAATCTAATGTTTGCTGATGATACTATATTGGAAACTAGATATGGACAAAAATATTATGATGAGGTAGATGTTACTGATCCTATTATATATTTGGATGAATATAAACCTTATAATGAGCCTAATGTTTTAATTCGTGCAACTATTGATACTATGTATTTTGGTGATGTGGCTATTCCTATATTTGGTAAGCCATGTGGAGTTAACTATATGGGTAGATATTACTTCTCTGATGGTGTAAAGTTAAGGGTATTTGCTAAGTATCATATTGTTGGTAATGTAGATTCTACACATCAAAAATATGTAGGTACTGCATTAGAAGGTTATCAAGTTTATGATGTGGTATCTCCTGTTATTGGACATGCTATGTTAGATGCAACATATACAAATGGTGTTACAAGTATAAATTATACAACTAAAACTGTTTACTATGAACCTTGTATAAAGGAGTTTGAAGATGAATATAAAGGTGCTAATGTCTTACCATCTAATGTTAAATATTTAGTATCTCATACTGGTAGGATATTTGCTTCTGGTAACAAAGATGATGATGATAATGTGTTTATATCTGATTTGCAAAATCCACTATACTTTGCAGTAGGTTTACCATTACAAATACCTCCATCGTCTGATAAAATAAAAGGTATGTGCGTGTTTGATAATAGTGTGTTAGTAGGTAGAGAGTTGGATATTTATGTTATAATTGGAGATACAAATATACTTGCATCTGTTGGAGAGTTGTTTAAATTAAAACGCCTTAATACTCATACAGGGTTTGCTAGTAATACTGCAATAGATATAGCACATAACTACCTTATCTTTTTAGGTAGTGATGGTAATGTGTATGCTATACAAAACGCTAGAGCAAATGAAAGAGATTTATCAAGTATTATATTGAGTAGAAGTATAGACTTGTTTAAAGAACCAATTAGCCTTGGTAGGGATGATTTAGAAGGTGCTTGTTCTTACTTTCATAATGATGAATGGTATTTGAGTATGGGTAACAAAACAATGGTTTATAATTACCGTATGATGTCTTGGGTTATGTATGAAGGTTTAAATGCTAGAAGTTACTATGATATGGATGGTGAATGGATATGGGGTAGACCTGATGGTAGAATAGCAATGTTTGATACTGTTAACTTTTTTGACTTTGGTGAACCTTATCAATCTTTATGGTATAGTAAAATATTTGATATGGATGATGCAAATAGTTTTAAACAATTTAGAGAGTTTTTCTTAGTTGCTCATACTTTTGCACTTCAATATTCGGACATATATGTAACATTTGAAATAGATTATGCTAGTATTAATGAGAGGGCAATAATATCAAATCAAATATCAAGATGGGGAATAAGTGTATTTGGTGATAGATATATTGTTAAAAATATTAATGAAAGTTTACCTTTTGTAATAGGTAGGCGTGGTAGGAATATTCGTATTAAAGTAACTAATGGTTATCCGTTAGATGGTACAGTTGATGAATATATTGATTTGGAAAACTACCCAGCTAAAAGAGAAGGTTTGTTAGTTAAAGTTAATCCAGATAGTTATTATCTTTATGTAGATAGGGTTTGGACATTACTTGATTATGCAGCACTTAATCAAAGAATGAAATTATATCAAATTAATGGAGATTATGAAATGAGAGGAAAACGATAAGGGGATATGGGAATGAACTTTTTGTGTTTTATAGGTATTCATAAATTGAGTCAAGGATATTATATGTGGAATCCACACAGGTATGAATGGCATTGCGTGAGATGTGTAAAAAAATGGGTTCATTTGTAAAAAAGGGGTGATAGAATGAGTATACAGTATTTTGAATTATCTTACCCGAATTTTGTATTAGGAGCGATAATTGATCCAGAAGAAGCAAATCAAAATAACTTTGATATATCTACTAAGTTAAATGGTTTAGTAGATGGAATTAATGCTAATGAATCTACTAATATAACACTAGGTACAGAAAAAGCTACAATAGTATATGTTGATGGTAAAATTTCAAATTTAGCTGGAGTGGGTAGGGTTTCTGAAACTATAAAACTAAATGCAGCTAATCTTATTACACACAAAGCATCAAATGATCACGATTCTAAATATTATACTAAAATATTAATGGATGCAGGACAAATGGATAGTAGGTATTATACAGAAACTGAAATTAATAGTACTGTAGCTACACTTGCTACTAAAGTGGAGAATAACTTAAAGGCTAATTCTGCTGATGTATATAGTAAAGCTAGTCTTAATGCAGGACAACTTGATAATAGATATTATACTCAAGCATATCTTGTTCCTTGGCTTAGAGGTGGAGATACAAGTGTTAAAGAAGAAGTATTTACTATAATAAATTCTAATCTAGGTGATGAAACATTTAGTTATTCTGTTGGTGCTGGTACAATTATTGGTTCATTAGGATTGAATGGAGAACAAATATTTACTCTTAATGAAGGTGTTTATGAAGTTGGAACTAATAGAATTGAAGCAATAATAAATGATACACTTAGAAGAAGTGTGGCAAGTGGTGGGTTACTAGAAGTAGATATTAATCAAGTTGCTCTTACATCACCTGAAGGTAGTGGTGCTGAAATAACAGTAAAATATTTTGAGAGATTAGGTATGGCTGCTGAATATAATATTAAAATGAGTGCTGTTAAACCTCCCGCTAATAATGGCAAGACAATGTGGTTTAAAGAGTTATAAGGTGGTGATTAAATGAAGCAACCTAAAAGAATAGGACTTAGTTTGTTTGATGATGAATTAAAAGCATTAATAAATGCAAGTGCTAAAATATTTCCCATGTCACAAGAAGATGTAAATGTTAATCTAAATCCTAATGGGTATGAATATGTTAAAGTAGATAGAAGTATTTATATTTGGCATAACAATGCATGGGAGTATGTAATAGCAGATGATGTGGATATAGATTGGACTGATATAAATAACAAACCTATAAATTATACACCTGATGCTCATACACATACTGATTTGCATACTCATATTAATAAAGGTGTAATAGATTCTATTACTCAACTTATGATAGACACTTGGAATGGTATAACTACTCATATATCTGATGTGGTAAAGCATATTACAAGTGGTGAAAGAACATTATGGAATACTGTATCTAACAAAGCTAATACCTTTGATGTGAATATATCATTAGATGGTAAATCAGATACTACTCATAATCATAATACAGTATATAGTTTATTAGGACATGGACATGACTATGCATCTACTGTACACAATCATGATAGTATGTATTATACAGAACTAGAAGTAGATAGTGCTTTATTAAACAAAGCATCTTCTGTTCACAACCATGATGGTGCTTACTATAAACAAACAGATGTAAACACTTTGCTTGGTGGTAAGGCAGCATTATTGCATAATCATACAGAAGCTAACATTACTGATTTAGATAAATATACTCAACTAGAGGTAGATAATATTCTCTTAACTAAATCAAATACTAATCATGGACATATTGATTTACATGCACATGTTAACAAAGTTATCTTAGATAAGTTTATAGAAACAGTACCAAACTTAGAATATGACATAAGCGATTTAAAGTATATAGCAGATATACGAGCTGGATATACAGAAGGACATGCACATAGTAATTTAACATTACTAGAAACAATAACACAAGGGATGTTTGATTTATGGGATAGTGCAGTAACACATATATCAGATGCAATTAAACATATCACTTCTGCTGAAAGAATATTATGGAATACTGTTAGTGGTAAGGAAACTTCGTTTAGTAAGAACACTGCATTTAATAAAAACTTTGGAAGTATGGTAGGAACAGTAACGCAAGGTAATGATGTTAGATTGAGTGATTCTAGAATACCTATTACACATAATCATGACACATTATATTATACGGAAGCAGAGGTAACAAGTTATCTTAGTGGTAAATCAGAAACAACACATCTGCATGATGGTAGGTATTATACTGAAGTAGAAACAGATGGTAAATTAGCAAGTAAAGTAGAAGTAAATACTTTTATTGGACATACTGGAAACACTACTGTTCATGTAACACAAATCAATAAAGATGATATAGGTTTAAATAGTTTAAATAGACATACCCATACCAATAAAGTCACAATAGATAAATTTACAGAAGTAAGTGGCAAACCTTATTATGATGGTGCTGAAATAGGCGGGGCAGTCCCAAACCTTACATTAACAGAATTAACATTAGGTAATTATAAAATAGTGTTTAATGCAGTAGAAAACTCACTTGATTTTGAGGTGATATAATGAAGATTGCTAGAATAAATCAAAGCAAAGAATTATTGATAAAAGGTGAATTAATTGAGAATAACACAACAAATGTAAGACTATTGTCAAATGGTAATATTGAAATGAATGAGTATATAGAAGGTGCTAAATTAGGAATTAAAAACAATAATCTACTAGGCTTAGAATTAATTGAATTAGCTCAACTTGAAGGGCAAGCATTTAGTCCTGCTGATATCCCAAATTTAAAAATGTGGTTAGATGCTAATACTGAGAACTCTATAATTAAAGACATAAATAACAGAGTTAGCCAATGGAGTGATTTATCTGGCAACAATAATCACGCTACTCAGACAGTCCTAA